CTTAACGACTCGGTTTGATTGACGATGTTCTCCATGTGGGTCATCACGCCGTTGTCAATATCCGTCCAGGATTGCACGATGATTCCTGCGTAATCGGTCTGGACGGTCGACATGCGCCGCAGGGCTTCGGCGTAAGAGGTTGCGGGGTCGTTGCCGTTCATGGCGTATTGCTGGTTCTTGGCGTCGTATTTTAGCCTGGCCAGTTTTAAATATTCGTCGGAATCTTTTTGGCAGAGTAACATTTTTTGGTCCAGGATATTTATTTCTTTGATTAATTCGGCCTGATTTAAAGCATCAACCTGCGCCTGCGTTTTGCCCTCCAAAACAACCAGCTCGTTATTAAGTTCAATTCGTTTTTGGTAAACGCTAATATCATTGTCAATTATTGTTTCGGCTGTTTTTTTGCTGGCCAAAGCGATTAGGCCATTAAATTCTTTATCGACAGCCAATTCCGCTTCGTGATCGTTTTTGTCTTGCATTACGTGCGTTTTCTTTGCTTCGCGCTCTAAATTCAGACGCGTGATCGTTATTCGCAATTCTTCGTCCGCTTCAGCGTTTTTATCTTCCAAAAGCTGTGCATCAATCAGCGATGTTTGATCTTTAACGTCCTGCCAGGATTCACGCCATATTTTTGTTATTTTTTCTTTAAAGACAACTTCATAGGCCGCGAGCTTTTCCGCGAGTCCCGACGTGTCTGCTCCAGCTTCGGCCATCTTATCCACATCGTTTTGCCACTTGGTCATTTCGGTGTTTAATTTCGCTATCGACGTTTCATATGTTGTGCCAAACTGATCAGTAATTTTCTGATTTAATTCCGCCATAAGGTTTTCGACTTTACGGTTAGCTTCTTCCAAGCGGCGGGCGGCTGCGTCAGCGGCGTGAGAGTTTCCCGGTTTGACGTAAGGATCGCGAAGGCCAGCGCTCGCCGCTGATTTCGCTGCGATTGCTTGCCCTGCGGCCATGTCCTTATCAGTAGGGACACCGTAATCCATGTTTAAATAAGCATTCTGCGTATCACCGTTAACTCCCAAAGGATAAGATCCTGGTATCTGTGTGGGCATTCCCGTGTCCGGATCTATTATAACGTTGCCCCCGTGCTTCCTGATCTGTTCGTCGTTGTATTTCGCGGTAGCTGTAGCCAGTTCGTAAATTGCCGCGGTTATAGCGACAATTCTACCCAGGGGAGTCGCTAAAAATGCGACATTCATCAGTTTTATTGCACCTTGCAATGCAAAAACCCCACCGACTGCAATAGCGGCTTCTGCGCCAAAAATCACTGTGCTGTTGACGGCATCTTTGGTGCCCTTGTCCAAGTCAATATACCATTGTATAGACTCAATGATAGCGTCATTCATAGCCTCCATAGTCGGCAGGAGTGCAGCACCAATTTGCACTTCCATACCTGTTAGCGCTTCCGTTACTCTTAATGTCTGTACTTTATATTCTTCAAACGATCCGGCGCTGCTTTCGTCCAGTATCAGCCCGAGGGCTTTAGCGTTCGCAACGGCCTCGTCCATCTGGTCGCTGGTCAATCTCAACACCTTGACCATATCAGAACCGGCCCGACCAAAGAGCGCCATGCTCACCTGGTCACGCTCGGCGGCACTTCCCAGTTCGTTAATCGATGAAGCTGCTGCCCTAAATACGTCTACAAGATTTTTACCTTGCAAATCTTGCAGGGTAAATCCCATGCGCGTAAACATGTCATTCGATTTATCGCCCTTAGTTTTCATTTCATCCATGGACTGGCCTACATTTTTACCGAACCTAACCATCATCGACGTGGCCTGTTCTGCCTCAGAGCCGCCGCGCTGGAATATCGCCGCTAATTCGGACGCTTGTTCCGCAGAAGCTCCTGTGAATATGCTAATTTTGTCAATTTGCTCGCCATAATCTTTTGCGGCATTAGTGAAGGTTTTTAAAGTTGCCACCAGCGCCCCACCAGCGCCAAGGGTGGTAATGTTGCTTACCATATTTGACAGTGAATTAGTAACGCTATCAAGCGACATCTGCACTTTTTTAATTTCATTAGTTGCTTGATCAACGGCACTAATTGTTATCTGTACATCACTTTTAGCCAAGGTTGCGTCGCCACCTTTAAAAACATATTCTTGCGAAAATTGGACAAACTATGTAGAATGGAATAAAAAGGAGATTTTTAAGTGAAGAAGATAATCGCAACAATTCTTTTATTATCTCTTCTTGCATTAAATGTGTGCGTGGCCGCCGGCATAAACGATGCTGCAAAAAATGAAGCGGCTCCAATAACAATTAAAAGCGAATTAGAAAGAGCCAACCGCGAAGGGTTTAAGGCTGAGATGAGGGGGATGGGAGGAGATATAAAAGCATTTGACGAACAATTATCGTCTTTAGTCACCGAAAACTATAAAAACGGAACAGGAACAGTTCCTTATTTTTGCGGTATTAATGCTATGTTTTGGCAAAATGCTGTTAGCGAACTAAAAGGTAAAGCGTTCGACTCTGATTTAGCAAAACAATATTTTTCAGAATTTAGAAAACGACAAAAAGACTTAAATATTGACAACAAAACTCTATTTAGTTTCTTTCATTTTAACGATGAATACTACTCAGGGTCATTGGAACCAATGTTAAACAAATGGATTGATGTTTTTGAAAATAAGTGAAACATTTAAACGGAAACGGTTCAACGCCGCTTCCGTTTTTTATTTATCCCTCGACTCCTGCCAGCATTCCAATTGTTTAATTTCAAGGAGCCTTATCCGTTCCATAAGCCGCGGTGTCAGCTTGATCCCGTAAATAGTAGCCGTTAACTGCACCGCCGGATAGTCAAGTCCGATCACACCCATTGCCCCGGCACGCCACTGTGTTCTTGCTAGGTTCCACAGCCGCCAGACGGATATATTGCCGGGCATTAACTCGACGGGTTTGTCCTCGCATTCGTTGCAATCATAGTAAGTTTTGGTCTGTTCCTGGTTTATTTTGCACGCTTGGCATGATTCCGCCTTCGCGTTCCTCCAATTCCAGACCGCTAGGAGTTTTTTACTTCCGCCTCGGCGAGCCCAAACGTCAAATTCATGGTCTCGATCCAAAGTTTGTCGATGTCTTTTCCGTACGCCGTAGCCAAATCAACATCGTAAATATGTTCGGCAATCCACTTGGCTGACACCCGTTGCGATAACAAAGTATCCCGATTGCTAGCTCCATCCTCTCTTGAGTACCGAGGATGGACGCCAGCTTCAATGAGTTTATCCTCTTCGATTACGTTTAGTGCCCTGGCGACTGTTTTCTTTTGCATGGTTATCCTCCTTAAATATCGGCAGCATACGACGCATGCCCGTTTATTAATGTGGCCTGGAACGCCGAATTCGCCGCACCGGCGTTATAAAAAGCTGTAAATGGCAATGTAACAAGAACTCCCTTGGCACTATCAATCGCAGGCGATTGCAGTTGATATATAATTTCCTGCATCGCGAAACCAAGGCTATGTGTGCCGTTGGTAAGTGTAAGTTCGAGGCTACTCATCGTGCTGTTAATGGCTTTATTTAACAGTTCCATGTCACCAAAAAACGCGGTAACGTTACCGGTAACCTTGGTGAGTCCTTCCGGCAACGCAGCACGACATGGAGTCCCGTCCAGCGCGTAAGAGCCGGTATCTAATCCAAAATCCATGGCGAAATCGGCCTTGGAAACAGTTGCGAGGGCCACACCGCCTTCTTTGATCGCGAGTTGATAGTCGTAAAATTTCGCCAGCGAGAGCGTTGTCGGTGCCGTAAACGCAGACGTTACCGCGTGGGTTTCTTTCTGCCCGATCAAATCAATCGTGGCTGTCAGTTCTTTGTTGCTGGACTTGTCAAAACTCATTGAAAATTTATTGACCTTACAGCCGTTGAGCAATTTGTAGTCCGGCACATCAGGGAATTGCTCCTCAAACGCCATTGACGGCTGCGTGTCGACAAGTTTGAATAAATGGCTATACGGATCGGCGCTTCCAGTAGTGGTCGGAACGCCAAACATCATTTTTAGCCAATAACCAAAATTAACTTCGTCGACAGGTACGGTAGCGGTACCCGTAACATCAATCGTCCCCAGTGCTGGAGGAGCCTCGTCGCGCCGACCACGAATAGTTCCTGACGCAATCAAATTTTGCTTTGCGGCCACCTTGAAATCGTTGATCGGCAATAAAATACCCGCCGGGATGGCGGGCGTAATTCCGTATGCTGTTTCAAACTCAGCAACTAGCTTGGATTTATAACCTCTGGCTTGTAACATATTGGCCCCCTTAATACGTTATTTCCCTGCCATATGTGACAGGAATTTCAATTTCTATGGACGCGTGTCCCAGTATTTGCGGTAAAAACGTGACACAATCAAGAGTATAGTCATATTTGAATATGGGGACATCTCCGCACTCGGCAACAGCCTGAATGATTAGCTGGCCCATGGCATCAGCATCATAGACGGTTCCCACAATGCACCAGCCAATAGGGATAGTATAAACATAGTCCTCAATTTGTGGCCCCTCGGTTTTGTGCCCGGGAATAATAACAATGTAGGGACAATCCGCTTCGATAGACGGTTTTTTGATATTGTAGCCGACGGAAACGGTGAGCGCTTTGCCGAATTTAGCCACGCAGAAGCTATTTAATGCGATGTCGGCCAGCAAAGCCTGTTCCCATTTCGTCGCGATATTCGTTAACGGTAAGGTTTGTATCATATTATCACCCATATACCCTGTATTTTCGTTTTCCGGATCCACTGCCCGGCGGACCATTGGCAAGATACTCAGCGATTTTTTGATCGATATATGGCGCGATTAGCGGCGACACCGTGTTTAGTTCTGGTTCAAATGTTGGCCTCTTTGGGACCAAGATGCTGGTCGTGTTTTTGCCAAGCGGAATGCCCTTCCAAAAAAACCACCGGCGCATTTTCTCGGTAACAGCGTAATTCACGCCTTTTTCCAACTTGCTACCATCGTAAACAGCTGTAGCCGACAACCAGCCAATAGTAACTTTGCCATCTTGGTACTGATAGCCAACGGCTTTCTGCAGGTCGCCCATCCAAGGGAATATCGTGCCTTTAACTCCGCGCCCTTGGTCTAATTCCGCACGCCTTGAGGGATCCATGCGGGCGGCGTATGCCTGACCGCCAGGCGATCCTGATTTGACGCCTTTTTTAATTTCTTTCTGCACCATCCACCCGACTGATTTCATGACCTTTCTTAACCAGTCCGGTTTCGTTGCAATCATCCATTTCAGCGTATCAGATGTATCGTCCTGGATATCAATATCCATTTTAATTGGCATGTTACCACCCCGCCGGAAGTGCGCTTTCGTTCGCCGTGCATTCCAAGTCGTGTATGCCGGCGTCGCTGGCAATAATCCGGGCAACTGACCACGTTGTTCCGTTGATCACAAATGAATCCCCCGCCTGCGGGGCAGGAACGTCGGCAATGCTCACAGACAATGTCGCGCGGTCCGTTTCGCCTTGAGCGCTAAACACATTTCCTTTTTCTGCTGCATGGCCTTTCGCAAATACGCCTTTTATGATCTTACCTTTATATTCGATGCACTCAGCAAACTCATTGGTGTTAAGGAAGATGGCCGCCACATCGGCGGCCATTGCATCTTTTAAGTTCATTTTATTGACCACGCTTGTTCAGCATGGTACTCACCTCACTTACAATACTGTACCCACATAATACCCATCTACGTTAACCGGCACGGGCAGTGGCCGGCTTGAAAGTTGCAGGATGCGAGCAGATGGTTTTTCCTCAATCCAGGACTTAGGTACGCGCGGCATAGCAAACGACCCAATAGAAACGTCGATTACAGCGCCATAGAGCATTTTGAAGTTCGCAGCCGAAGAGGACAACATAACTTTGCCAGACGGTACCAGGGGCTTCTCGGTGTCATCGGCAGGGTCAATAAAATATTCCTCGTACGAGTATAGATCAAGTCCCAATTCGTTAATTCGACCGATATAGTACACGCCGGGGATAGTCATTTTGGGAGCCAATTGGCCCATGTCAATATTGGATTTCTGGTATGAATTAAAGTACGCAATAACATCGGGATGAGACATGAACGCATCAGCAGCATCAACGGCCATGACACAATGGTCCGGATTGACTCCTGATCCCTTAATCACGGCACGTTTCCAGCGTTTTAATCCGGTAATGGGGCTTTCCGTCCGGTCTGTTGCGACATAGGACCACTTTGCTTTTGTCGTCAACGTTTCCGCATTCGTCAAGCCAAAACTCATAATTTCGTCGTAGCCGTTGCCAACAATTGGAATGGCACCCGTAAACAGTGCCTGGGCACACATCCACT